GGGGAATCTAGCTCAGCTCCACCTCAATAAACGCTGCTGGACGAATCAAACCGAACGCAGCCCGCATCTCACCCAGGATTGCCACCATATTCCGGATGAAGAAATCACTATGGCTGTCGCTCACACTGATGGTTGCCTGCTGCCGATCCCACAAAACAGCCTTGCTCCAGTTGCCCAACCATGCGCTGCCTTCCGCAACATGGAAGCTCTCAACCACAGGGATACCCCATAGCCTGGTAGGTCCTGAATTCATCGGACCGCCAAAGTAGTAACGATCCTGCGTATCCTGCAGCAGCTCAACAGTTTCATAATCAGCCGGGTTGAACACCCAGGCGGTCGGGCGGGTTCTTCCGTTCACCTTCAGGTTTGTGATAGCCTTGCGTGTGGTTGGCAAAATACCTGTCGCATATTCTTCAAGCAGGGTTCCGGCCTGGTTCGCCAGGCCAGTGAAATTCTCACCAACTCCATTGCCGTTGAACATTTGGTTCTCCAGCTCATCTGCCAGGTCGTCACGCAATTCCTGGTCGATAATGCCACGGATCTGCGCAGCATCTGACAGTGCGCGCTTGGTTGCAGGTACCCACACCGCGATCGTCTTTACCGGTTCCTGCACACGCTCGAAGGTCATTGCACCTTCCGGTTTTTCACCGCTCACCTCACCGGTGTATGCGGTGTACTCGGTCACGTTCGCCTCAGCGGTCGGTGCAGCCTGGTTAACCTGGGTTACCTGGCGTACATATTCAACCAGGTCGCTCGTGGTCTGCCGGACCGAAATCAAATCGCGCAGCACGGTTGGGTAACGTCCAAGAGGCTCGTAAATCCCGGTATCCTGCGGCACAACAAATGCCCCGGCGCTGCCATCATCCGCACCGGTGATCAGGTCCTTCTTCCACAGCCCGATCCCGCCCTTCAGGTCGATGGTCGGTGAAGTCAGACCCTTCTTGCTGTCCGGGATGAGTCCATTCGGAGCAATGCTCTTGTACCAGGCCTTATAAGCCGGGTCATCCAGCAGCGCGCCGGCTATACTGCCCTTGTACTGCTTCTTCTGGGGAACATCATCCGGCAATTCCAGCCCAGAAAGCTGCTCGTTGATCTCGATATCGCCCTTCACCTTCTTGGCATCTTCAAGAATGTTCGCGACCCTGGTCTTTTCCTCTTCGGTAAAACCACGGTCTTCGCTCTCTGCCAGCGCGGCGATCGCCCTGGCGTCTTCGAGCAATTTACGGTATTTTTGAACTAAAAAGCTCATTTTTCCACCTCATAAATCTGTAGACCAATTTCAACATCGGTCAGAATCACTTCCGGCGTCAAACCGCTCTCCTTACCGCCGTCAGCGGCCTCAGAGTCGGATCCATCCTCCGGACTTTCATCTTGGGGATCCTCGACAGGGTCCTTATCCTGGCTTGTCCCCTTGATCGCAACCGTATGGGTGCCGATACCGGCTCCCAATAACACAGGGCTTACCTCATACACGGTCAACTTCTTCAGCAGCCGCACTGGGCTACCATCCACAACCGCACTCTCAGATTCGTTGATATCGAACCCGTAACTCCACTCCTGCAGCTCAGCCAGGTTCTTCACAGTCTTATACGTCTCCAAACCGGCCTCTGTATCCAGGAAAAACTGTCCATCGACCCAGGCCTTCACATCATCAGAGTGGATCACCCCCTTTCCAACCGGCAAATCGTGCCAGCGATGCCCCCAGTAAGCAATCCGCACCTGCTGCCCATCCGTAAACGCGCCTGGCAGCGTGATATCACCATCCCGATCAATCACATTCAAAGAGGAAAACACCGCCTGGAACTCACCTGGCAGAACATCATCCCCTTCCTTCAGTTCTATCGCAGCCTGAAAAATTTTCTTATCCATATTTACCTTTCCTTTTCTCCCTCTTTCCTCCTCTCCCATTGGGAGAGGGTTGGGGTGAGGGGCTTCTGGCTGGAGGTGAGGGGTCTTGGGTGAGGGGAAACCTCACCTCAAATACTCCAGCACACACCTGCAATTCACCGTCTCATCCGCCATCCCAAGCGAATCACCCGGCCAGCGTAGCCCGTTTGAAAACTTCTCCCGGATCCCGACCGTCTCACCATCCATAGACATATGCGTTTCCCTCGGATTCTTGCTTGTCACGATCCAGCGCTTCATCATGGCCCCGCCTTGCCTTCCAGCGCTGTACGCACCATAATTTGATAGAGAAGTTACCCTTCCGCTTGCAAATCGGATCGTCCGCACACCCAGCGCCAGCGCAAAAACAGACTCAAGCGCAGCCAGAACATCATTCGACCGCAGCGCCTCATCAACCTGCTCATACGTACTCATATTCAGGTTTTCAGCAGCGATCCTAACGTTATTCTCAACATAAATCCGCATCACCTCTTCATTCAACGTGATCCCCAGCGCAGCTGCCAGCTTCTCAGCCCAGGCCCTTATCGTCTCCCACGTCAACTTTGTAAAATCCTTCGCCACCTCTTCATTCCAGCGCTCATAATCCCAGATCAGGTTTATATCCTCCCCCTCCTTTTGTTCCTCTCCCTGTATCCCCCTCTCCCTTCGGGAGAGGGCTGGGGTGAGGGGTAGTGAGGGGGTGTGAGGTGCCATCTTCCCCCCAACCTTGCTCATCACGGCCTTCTTCTGCCGCTCAAAGATATTGATTAAAAGCGCTTCCCACTTCGCCTCAAACACACCCCGTAATTTCGGATCGTACATCCGAAAAACCTCTACCTCTTCTTCCTCCTCTAATTCCTTCACCCTCTCCTGTTTGTTCCTCTCCCTATGGGAGAGGTTAGGTGAGGGGAAGATGGATTGGGTCAGGGTGGGGTTAGCCTTCCCATCTACATCATTCGGGCTTGCCTGCCCGCCACTGATCACATTCAAAGGCGTCACCAGCTCATCACCGCCATCCATCCGTGGCAGATTCATCCTGGCACGTCCCTCATTTGCCGTCATCCACGGCCTGCCAATCGCACTCTGCAAACTCTGCGTCTGCGTCTGAAAATCACCCTGCAGCTTCTCCTGGATGTTGAACTCCACATACACACCATCCTGGTCAGCAAACTCAGGCAGCACCTGCAGCGCAATCTCCTGCTCAATACTCTCGCACCACGGCCCCAAAACATCCGTAAACAAATTCTTATGCTGTTCGGTAATATTGCTGAAAGTCGCGTGATCCAAAATTCCAACCAGCGGAGGTGGAATATGATATGCCCGCGCGCACTCTTCCCGTGTCAACTTTCGCCCGGACAGGTATTCAGCCTCCTGAGGATTGAACGAAATCGCCTTCCACTGCATCCCCTCTTCCAGCACAGCCGTCTTACCGGAATTATCCCCGCCCGCATACAGCTCTGAAAACTCACTCTTGAACCGCTGCCTGGCAGTATCTGACCATTCCGGAGCAGTTGCCGGGCGCTCGATCACCCCCGCCATCCTGGCCGCATTCCCCCAGAAATGTTCCCGGTAATCCCCGGATGCCTGTTCCTCAGCCAGGATCCTGCGCAAAGTCTCCAGCGGGGATAACCCGCTTACCGCATTCTCCGCGTTATACCCCCTGAAATGCACAATATCTAAAGGATCGTACTTCCTCGGACCATCCGCATAAGTAATAGTGTATCCGGTAGGATACAAACTCCCGCTAACAGTCACATACACTGGCGGGATCCGCAGCAGCCCATAAAACCCGGTTTCATTGCGCAGCTTCAACCAGAAAGCATTATGATATACCCCCAGATCTCCCATCAGGCTTTCCAGCAACCGGTATTGCGTCACCTTATACGATGCAGGCAAGGGCAGATCAAGCAGCTTCGCAATCCCATGGTCTCGCACCCTCACCCTGTCATCATTCTCCAGCCTCCTGTAAACATGCAGCCCAAGCTGGGCAATATTGCGCGCCAGGAAATCCACACATACCCGTACATTCGGCTGGGTTTTATACAGCGTCGAATAATCGTATGAATAACTATCATACAGCGTCAAACTGCGTGAACCGCTCGCGGGCCACCAGTTGGCGGGCATATCCACCAGGTTCGTTTGGCTGATAATCGTTGTCATCGCAGCACCTGGATAAAATCAACATCACGCTTGAACAAAACCACCTCACCGTCCATAGGCACCGCCTCACCGCCAGGCTTCAAAATTGCAGCCTGCTTCAAAACAACCTGATCCTGCAGAAAACCCCAGCTCCACATGATCCCGCGGAACGTATGGCCCGCCTTCATGTTCACAACCACACCCCTTCTCCGCCTTATCATGCCGCCTCCAAACCGCGTGTTTCATACACGCTTTTCTGCTGAACATTCACCCCCGCAGTCAACGCATCACAGCGCGCTTCCCAGCTCAAAATGGCCGCCATAGCAGCATCAATCTTATGCGGGCTTTCCGGCTGTTCCTTGTAGATGGTCCACATCGGCACGCCCTGGTCATCGTGTAAACTGATCTGATGCCTGACCGCATTCCCGATATGCCGCGCCAGGTGCACACTCCCGTCATGGCTTAGCTCACCCGAAGTGATCGCATTATTGAACGACTTGATTGCATAAGCCATAGCCTTGATCCGGTTTGTCCACCACTCGAATACCCGTTCTTCGCCATACCGGCCACCCCATTCAGCTACCAGCGTCTCCCAGTAAGGCGGATCTGCGTACAACCTCCACACCTTCCAGCGCGTAAATGCCTGGGAGATTCGCTCATCCACCTCCGCCATAGGAACTTCCCACTCCAAAACATTCTGCGGCCGTTCCCACAGCCCAATCAGGAATTGAAAACCGGTTGCCACCTCAGTACCCACAATCGCAGTCGCATCCCTCCACCTGGCGCCATCAAAACCAAGCGTGATCAACGCCCCATCCTGGCATACATAATCCGGCTTTACCAGCTTATTCCACTGCTCCAGGTCAAATGCCCGCTCACTTGCCCGCACCAGGCGGTTAAGCCATACCCGCTCCAGGAAAGTCTTATCAGCAGTCGGGTCATTCCATTGATCAATAATCCCGTCAATATCGCTCCAGGTCGCAGCCGGCCCGCTTGCCTCAATTACCGCTGCTCGCAAACCCTCCGGAGTGTTCAGATCGTGCTTATCTGAAGCCTGTCGGTGAAAGAAAAACAAGCGCGAATCCTCAATCTTCCCGCTCTCCACCTGCCTGGCATAATCCATAGTAGCCTCGGCTACCGAACCCTCACCAGGCGCCGGTGCCGTAGTAATTTCCAGGCTCCATGCATCTGACATAAATCGTTTCGGTACGTTTGCCAACATAGTTCTATGCGCTGCCCTAAGCGATGGAGTCGTCATCCTATGGGTTTCATCGAAAATATTAAGAGTAGTACGCGCCCCATCACGCGCATTCGGACTGGTGGCCAAACTAACCGCCTTACCATCCCCATGAATACGCATAATACGCTCGATCCCAATATCGAAATCATCCGCGATCCTGCTATACTGCAAAATCACCCGTAAAGCGCCATACGCCAGCTCATCTGACTGCTCTTCCGTATACGCCACCATCGGAATATACGGGTCTGTCACGCTCACCCCAACCGGGTTACCAGCTGCATCAAACCCATCACACCGTACCGGTCCATCCGGGTGCAGCTCAACCGCAGCAATCCAGGCTGAAAGCTCGGTTTTGGCAGTACCTTTCCTGAGAGAAATAGCACACCGCTTGAACCGCCTGCGCCCTGCCATCACATGATCAGCCGGGTACACCTCATACATCCTGTAAATCAGCGCCCGCTTCTCATCATCCAACTTGGCCGGCTCTCCCCGCAGATCTCCCGGGCCAAACACCAGCAACGACTCGATGAAAGCACAAACCTGCGGCCCCAATGTTGGCCACAGAATCTCATCATGCTTTGGCACCGTCAGAATCGTCATTCCTTATTCACCTCAGGTACGGGCACAGGTTCAGGCTCGGGTGCCACCACCCACTTCAGCAGATTTCTTGGGTCAACCTCATCCTTATAACTTGGAGGAGCAACAGCAACCCTCCGGTTATCTGATATCTCGCGGTCATTATCCACAGACCACTGCAACCGGCGCCGGTCGATCGGTGTCAGGCCGAATGCCTGCTGCTCCAGCCTGATCTCTGCTCCCAATTCCTTGCTTGGCTCCAACCAGAACCGATCAATCAAAATAGCCAGGCGAAACAGCGCGTGCTTGTCAGCCTCTAAAAACTCCTTCGCCATCGGGCTGCGCCACACATCCCGCCACCACGCAACCGTCATCGGGTGCCAGTCGATCCCAGCCGGCAACGACGGCCGGCGTCTGCGACCATCCGACGCGGCATCAAGCGTAGATTGGGTAGTTACCCTGTTTCTACGCTGCCTGATCTTTGGGTCTTTTGGTACTGGTCCTGGCATCCCTCATCCTGTACAAATAAATTTTTGATTGCCGCCTCGGTTTTTGCTCGACATACTTTTAGAGATTTAACAGCCCTTACCCATATAGAAATAAATTCCTATTAAGCATGTTGCTTTTTCCAGCTCTCACCGGTGGCGGCATGGTGTTGTCCATGACATTTCTTGCACAATGCAAGCAGGTTGGCTCCTTCATCCTGGCCGCCGTTACGCTTGCGGATAACGTGGTGCGCTATTTCTGCAGGAGCTCCGCATATCTCACACAATGGATGATCGGCCAGGAATTTATCCCTGACCGCTTTCCATTGCCGGTTATACCCACGCTGTGATGCACTTGGCCGGCGGGCATCATGAGTGCGCTCATACTCAGCTTGATGCTTGGGGCACCTTGAAACACCAGGGGTATTGCAAATATTCGGGCACCCTGGGTGCACACAAATACGGGCACTGCGCCTGGTCATTCACAATCCTGCCTGCGTTTTTCAGCGCTCTCGACAGTTGACAACTTAGTTTCCAGCTCATCAACCCTGCGCTTGAGGTCATCAATCACACGGTCCTTCGCTGTGTTCTCATCGACCAGTTTTTTTACCTGGTCTTTTAGCCGGCTGTTCTCTTTTTGCAGGGTTGCGATGGTCATGTCGTCCGCTTTGGTCTTGTCACGCAATATCCGGATTTCGTCTTCAAGCTCTGCGATGCGCTTTTCCTGCCGGCTCACCTGCTCATACAGCATCTTGACCTGTTGACCAGAGACATCGCTGATCAGGTCTGCTGCTTTGGCAATGGATTCAAGCGTCTTATTGATGCTATCCTGGTCAATGGCATGAGCTTCGGATGTTATCTTGCCGGATTCAGCACGCACCTTTTTCTTTGTGGCAATAGAATTGATCAGAATCCCAAGCGCGCCAGAACCAACGATCGCCACAATTAGAGTAACGATCTGGTCGGTGGTCATAGTATTAGTCCGACTTGGTTATGGATTTGCCAACATCATATATTCCGCTCGCCATCAAGCCGTATGCCAGGCCGAAAATGACCGCATTGAACCACTCAGAGAAACTGGCCAACGGCGCCAGGCTCCATTGATAGGCAATGCCCACCAGGATGCCCACGGCCATGCTCACAAAGGGAAGGGCGCCCGAAGGAATGTTGATCTTTTTGAACCATTCCACCAGGGCAAGAACAACAGCAACCAGAGGTAAACCCGCGACAAAGACTTCCATTATCCCGCTCGCTTTCTCGTGGGCTTAAACAGGCAAACGCCCACGACTAAAAAATTAGTCGTAGGCGCTCATCTCTACGGGTGACCCGAACTACATCAGGTCTGCATATTATTATCTAGTATATATGGGTTGATTCTACTTGTCAAGCCCAGATGTACTGGTATTTTGCTCCAATCCTTCTTTTGCCTTCCTTCTGCACCAATCCAGGTTGCGGCCATGTTCTGCTCCATAATCGATTTGTTCAAGAACAGACCGCAAGCGCATCATTTCATCAAATAGAAGCGGGAACCTGTTTATTGTGCTCCAGTGCGGACCGCTTGTTTTGTGCTTGCCACGGTGCCGGTCTGCAAAATAACGCATATCCTCAATCGTTTTCGCATCCATTACAGCTCACAGAACTTTAAATCATCTGCATCAACAATATAAACCTGACCAAATTCATCTTTTACGATTGCTTTCAATTCATATAACTCAATCAATTCACCAATTATGCGCATTTCAGAATATACATCTCCATGTATATTGCGCTCTCTTTTCGTGAACCATACTTTTTTTCCTTTATAACTCATAATGCACCCGCCTCTTTCAGTTTTAACTGCAAACGCTCAATCTCATCTATTAAAATATCTTCGTACGGTCTACTGTTCCAGATTTCAAGGAACATATAAATATTGGACACATTCATTGGGCACCCATCAGTAATACATTTAACCATATTTTTACTTCTACCATAACTCCATACTAATGGCGCCTTTCCGCAAAATGGACAAACTTTTGCGTTATTTCCTTGCTGAGCAAAATGTTCCCAACTTTTCTTATTTTCCCGGACTCGAAACTCTTCCATGTAACATTTCATCTGATCCAGAGAAAGATCTTCAAGTAGATTTGTTTCAGCATTCATTTGTTATCTCCACCCAAGCATGGGAACCATTCGAACATTGCATTCTTTCAAAATAATTTCCTTTTTGCCGATAAGGTCCGACAAAAGGATTAATTGTAATTATATGCACCTTATTTGATCCCGTGCGTAAATGTTGTTTCTCTAACCGATCAAACAATGTTCCACCAATCAATACGCATTTTTTCATTTTTACACTTTCCCTTGGATTGCTGGATCTGGTCATTGAATAACTTCAGAAGGTGGCATATATCCATTTGATATCAAGAAATTTATCGCCAGTTGTTTCATTGCAGATGCTTCAAGCTGTGTATTTACTTGATACACGGCAATCTGCCGCAATATTTGAATGGCATCATTCAATTTATTCACCCAATATTTTACAGCATCCTCGTCATTCATGGTCTTTTTCCTGATACTCACGCGCCAATTGAAACGATCCAGGACAATCACCCGCTTTTTGTCTATCATAATAGGATAAGCCAAAGCCATATTTCTTATGTTTTCGCGGCATTAAGACCGTTCCATCTCCACCAGGTGGAATTTTGCCGGCATATTGATATCCACATACAGAACAAGTTACACGTTCCATTTATTCCTCCTTCTGTCCACCGCTCAGGCGAAACATTATTTGCTCCAAAAGGGTGGAGTATTTTGAAAATATAGGCAATTCGGCCCATACATCCATGAGCTCTTTTGCCAGCTCTTTATCTGTCATTAAGGCATACCTTTGCGTTTCATCGATTGAATTTTTGATTGCTTCATACAACTCAAGCGCCCGTTCTTTTACCTCATCGGGCATGTTGCGCTGCATTTCTACCATTTCATTTGGTGTGATCGTCATTCTTTATCTACTTTCTTCACCCACCCCCTATCAGATGGATGAATATACCGCCCGTTGTTTCCACATTTCGTCTATCCTGCTATTGCGCTTTTGCTTGCTCATTCATCCTCCTTTTTCTGCGCATCATCCATTTCAGCTAACATTTCCAATAAGTGAGATCGCAAACTTTCTTCAACCAGCATCGTTACCAGTTTTTGCCAACCAGCTGTGCGTAAATGGTTTTTGATGCTCCCGCTCTCGATTACCGTCTCATTGACCAATACCTGGTATCGGTAATTACTAAAATATATATCTCCAGTGCCATCATTCTGGATTTTGATGATCAGCATTTCTCATCCTATACCATCATTCCAATTAGCATCATCTGCACCGGTTTTCCCTCAACGATCCTCTGAGCGGTCTGCTGTGCATTTTCAAGCGTCTTGGCAAATCCGTATTGACGTAAATCTTCACGGTACATAAATGCAGTCCACCGATAAAGACCCTTGTCATATGGCTGATGATCCACCCTGGCAACATAATCACCCCGGTCTGTATATAGCAGCCAGTGCCTGCCAGGATAACTACTATTTTCGATCCAGGGCTTTACCGTTTCACTCATGGAACATCCCATCACTTTCCCCGACCGTGATCACCCTGGTGTGCTTGCGAATCAGCTCATCAATGTACTCCTGCCCGGGCGCCCAGGTGCGCATCTCACCGCAAATGCTGCAGCGCACATCCATCACAGAACCAGCTACCCTGGCAATCACCTCAGCTGGCAAATACTCAGGATATCTCACCGCGTGCCGGAAGAGCATCAGCTGGCGCACATGCGACCCATTCCTGGTCGATAATCCAAGGATATGCCCATTCGGACACTTCCACAATTTTTGTTCATCCATTATTCCTCCGGATTTTTCAACCGAATTATGTCTTGCGAAATAGTTGAATCTTTCCCGCACCTGAGGCAATGGCTGTGATACCAACACCTGGCATGAAAATCATACGATAATACCCACTTATGCCCGAAAAAGAAGCAGATCAACCGTTTCATCGTTGCCACTCCGGAACACGAACTCAAGCGCCGGTACCATCAATATCCACCGAGAAATAAAATAGCGCCCGATGCTGGTAGATCGTTGCCGGCATTCCATGCTTACCGGCATACTTTGCGCTGTATTCCTTGATAGCATCCGCCGCAGAAGGCGCCAAAAGCACCTTATATGTGCCTTTGGGAAGCTCTTTCAAAACATTCACCTGGATGATTTCGGCCGCGATATGGTCGCTCATTTCGCGCTCCGCATCACATACTCCACGAAATCCATCGCCCGCTTGCAGTGAAAATGGGTCATATCCGGCTGATGCTGCAGGTCGAATTCGTACCAATCCCCCAGCGCCATCCTCAGGCAGTTATACGCCGACTGGATCGCCTCAACCTGTGCGAGCGGCTCATTGCGTGCCTCCAGCTCATCGATCTTTTTCGCCAGCTCCTCGACCATCGAAAGCAGCACGCGGTCAGAATATGTCACCTGCGGAGCTCCTGGAATAATGTCATTCTCAGGGTTGTACCGGTTCATGAGCAAACCCACGCGCGTCTCGATCAGCTCAGTTGCCTTTTTCATTTTTCCTCCTGGTTTGATACTGGATCACGGTGTGGCAGCTCGATCCCGTTTTGATCGGCGTACTGCCGCAAAAAACAATCCTGGCACAGCACATGGTTCTTTTTCTTTTTGATGGACCAGCCGCCGGTGGCCAGGGCATAAAAATAATTTTTTCCGCATACAGGAATTCGGGTATCAGCGGCATTGGGATTGACTCACGCCCGCACTGGTCGCATTTCACCCACACCGATCTAATTACCGGCATCAGCGCACCTCCAGGCTGGATAAAGTCATTGCACGCGTGGCTCTGGCGCGCTGGCGGTTCAGCCGGTATAAAATTCCTTTCGCCCGCCGTTCATCCTGGCTAATATACTTCTCAAGCTCGTCCAGGTCCTTCGCCCGCCAGTACCCGCCCGATGTGGTGCTGCAGATATACGCCCCGCCTGGTGTTTTACTGCGCAGGAATTCTATCTGCTCACGCATATTGCGGTCCTTGATATCAAAACCGCGCCAGATCAGCTCATTGCGCAGCTGCTGCCGGCTTATCCTGGCATCAAAACCGATGTGGTTATTGATGATCTCCAAAATAGCCAGGTGCAGGTCAGACAATTTGACAGAATTACGCGGCATTGCAAACCTCCTTCTCTTTTTCCATGCTATCCACAAATTCGACCATCTCAATCAGGGCACTGTTATCCCGGATCTCGTTTGCCTCGTTTTCCAGCACGGCAGCAGCACATTCCTGCCCGTTCTGCCGCATAACCTTTGCCAGCACAAACCACTGGCCAAGATTGTCCTCGCCGGCAACATACCGGTCTTTGAGCATAATTGCCCTTTCATGCAGCGCCATCGGGTTGATCCTGGTGGTCGCATTCTTGTACTTTTCTGCATATTCGCGGATCTCTGACACGGTCGGGAAGTAAACTTTTTCACGGATCATGCCTTCAAGCGCGCCTTCCAGGTATCGCATGTCCAGGTCTTTCAGACCCAGCCAGTAAGCATCTATCAGGTTTGCCAGGTCAGCATCCTTTTTTCCCGGAAATGCCGCAGATAGTATTGCAATCACCCGTTTTATTTCGTCCCTGGTCATTTACGCCTCCGCCAATCGTTCTGAAAATGATTTTTCTTTTTGCTTTTGCTTCGGTATTTCCCCAGCCGCTGCCCATTCCAACCAGGCATAGTTGGTTTTCGAGTATCCTCGCCCCCTCCATGCCTCGTAATACTCGGATAGGTAATCAAGCAAATCATCCTTGTGCTTGACCGCTATCGCTCTAACCGCCGGTACAGCGTAGTCAATTTGTGCCTCTGTGAGGTGAAGATTACCCGTAACATGCATAAGGGTATCAATCGATTCTTTTTGGTTTACGTATTCCGCCCTGAAGAAGTCTGATTTTGAAGCCGCCGTCGCCGTCTTCTTCTTCGGGTCAGGGTCAGGGTCAGGGTCAGGGTCAGGGTC